CTGCACTTCTCAAGAAATACCAGTTCTCTGGCGACACTGACTTGCGTCGCCAATCTGCACTCAAGACTTTTCTTAGTGCGGAGCTAGCCTGCAAAGACTTCAACCTTGTACGATCGAAGTCACTGGCTATGCTAGAGGATCGGGAAGATCTGTGTGTATTCACATACGCACGGAACTTTCTTGAGAAACTCCTCGGGTTCGTACTACCTGAACCGGAGAAATTGACGTTATGGTCACGTCATGGACCGGGTGCTAATCTTGATACTCGAAATAGGAACACTTCTTTATATCACAAATATAAAGAATGGCCTTATTCTTGTACAAGCGGAGCACTCCGGCACGCACGGTCTCTCATTGCGAGTGACGAGCGTTGGCTCGGGGCCCTTGAAGATAGCTATCGGAGTCGTTTCGACATTCCGAAACATGCTATCTTGAATCAAGAGTCCTTTTGGTCCAATGTTTTTCGCATCGTACCTGGGAACCGTATCACGTTTGTGCCAAAGAATGGTCGTACTGACCGTTCAATCGCAATCGAGCCTAGCATGAATCTCAACCTTCAATTGGGTGTTGATGGCTACATCCGACGACGTTTACGTCGTTGGGGAATAGACATTGACTCTCAGGAGAAGAATCAGATTCTTGCTGGACGTGGGTCCCTTTCGGATGGTCCCGAGTCTTTGGTGACTCTTGACCTTTCAGCTGCCTCAGATTCCATTTCAACGGAACTCTGTAGACTGCTGTTACCCGCTCCATGGTATGACTACCTCATGGATCTCAGATCTCCTATCGGTGATCTGGATGGAAAATCTTTGGAATTCTCCAAGATTTCCTCTATGGGCAATGGTTATACGTTTGCACTCGAGACTGCCATTTTCGCCGCGGTTGTATACGCGTCAAACAAGGCATTATCGAGACCGTGGAACTCAGATGAGATAGCTGTTTTCGGCGATGACATTGTCATCCCGAAACAAATATCTAGTCGAGTTGTACGTACACTTAACCTATTCGGCTTCCAATTAAATGACGATAAGTCATTTACTTCCGGTGAATTCCGGGAGTCTTGTGGAGCTGATTGGTTAAGAGGCACACCAGTTCGACCAGTGTTTCTCACTGAGCAACCCACCACGGTGATGGGCGTGTGGTGCGATTTCAATCGCATCCGCAGGTTCCTACACCTACGGGTCGGGTTGTTCGACGAGTCGTCTAGTACTCTACAAATGATACGGAAACGATGGATCCCTGAATTTTTCAAGGATTTTGTCGGTCCGCCATCTGATGAGGACTTTGACTCGTACATGCACGTGTCTAGACCGATTGCTCGGTATAAACGCGGCATGTGGGAATATCTTCGCTTGACTGTTTCAGCCAAACGAAGATCCGGTAATGAGTTTCTGTTTAGGAAACTCATGCACCAGCTCCGGTCACCAGAGTCGACGATTTCTCCATCGCTATTTTCGCATAGTAGATGGGGAGGGACTCGACTTGATGCATCTGGTGGAAGCGTGTTCGACATTACTGACACACGTCAAGTAATGCCGTGCGTAACTCCTTCACAAACCTCTGTTTGGTTTGTGGAGTACAGCGACTCACCTACCCTAACACGGTAGGTGACCGTTCCCACGTAATGGTGGAGCCTTTGAAT